GACAGCTAGGTATCTAAATGCGTCTGAGCCGTGGCTAGACCAATCGTGCAAAGGCTTGTCGAAAAACACTTGTCTCTTTTCGTCAAACTCTCGCCTGTAGTTACGCAAACAATCCAAACCTTGCTTAACTTGTGGCACATTGAAATAACACCTCGGCAGCAGCCTTCTAACGGCTTGTATGCCATCATCTACGCCTAGCCTACCCACTACCGTACAGTCGAGTCCTGCCTCTTGTAGAACCTCTAAACGGCTCTTACCAGTACCTAGCTCTCTGACCTGTACATCGTGCGGCAATAACTGAGGTGCTTTGTGCCATCCTCGGTTAGTCAACTCCCGAACATACCAATCTAGACCCTGACCGTGGTTCTCTATGTAGTCCATGAGTCTTACTTCGTTATTAGCCAACTGAGCGACCCAGATGGATGTACTGTCACCCATACCCAAGTCCCACGCTACAAATGTCTTGCAGAGGTCATCCCTTTCTATCTTGTGGTATCTACCTTCAGCCTCTAGACCGTTGAGTATCTTGCCGTAGTAGCTACCTTCTACGCTTGCCGAGAATGAGCACTCGAATTCCTGATCGTACTTGTCATCACCCATCTCACGCTTGGCGGCCTGTAGCTCAGACTCAAGTACAAGTTTGGTCTGACTAGCCTTAAACTCAAGCATCTTCCAACCAGGCTCTACCTCTGCCCTATCCCGCAAGTCTTTAAAATGGTTCTGACCCTTGGGAGTGCCGATAAACATTGCCCAGCTTTGGGGAGCACGATCCGCTAATGCGGGTCTGATAATCTCATTCCAAATCTTAGGGTTCTGGTCTGCAATCTCATCTAAGATCACGCCATCAAAATACTGTCCCCGTAAGCTATCAGGGTTATCAGACCCGTACAACTGTATTCGCCGATCCCAAAAGTCCACCCGCATCTCGGCAATGTTAGCCTCTGCGCCTAGTGGTCTTGTGTAGTGAAGCAAATAATCCCACGCAACCCGCTTAGCCTGGCTGTATGTAGGTGCAATATATGCAAACCTCGGACGCTCTCTATCGCACTCGATAGCAGACTTAATTAGCTGATTGATAGCCGATACTGTCTTACCCATCCTACGATGCGCTACAACCACCACAAAACGGCTGTCATCCATCGCCTTGTGTATCTCTAGCTGCGGCTCTCTGGGTGAGTACGGTATCTCGATTACTTTTGCCATGTAATAACGGCTTGAATCGGCGCACCATCTTCACCACTTACTTGCAAAGGTAGCAACTTAGGATAGATAGTTGCCCAAAACGCACGCTCGTTAGCAGGGTCTTCCTGCGCCCATGCTACAAGTCTTTCAGCGCCACCTAGCTTATCAGCGGCAATTGCAATCGCCTCTTTAGCAGAGGTAGTTGTCTTGTTGAGTGCACCCTTTGGTCTACCCTTACCCGCATTGGGAGGTATCCATTTTGGCTTTGTATTAGTTTCTATTTTACTATCCATACGATTCCTAATGGGTCATCGTGTTAGGGTTTCCCCTAATATAATTAAAGCTGTTTAAATGCTACTTTGTATCAAACAGGAGAACTAAATGAAGATAACTATAAACATTGAAAACAACGTACCTAACGTAGTATTTGATGATGAGCTACTAAGTATTACTCATGATGAGTTTTTTGCTGTGCTACACGATGCCATCATTACGCTGCAATCTATTATGACAGATCAATATCCTGATCCTACCTAATTTGATTGGCCTTTAGATACTTTAGTAAATTTTCTAATACCTGTTCGTCAATAATTTCTGATACACCCTCTTTACGCTTTTCAAGCGCTCCGAGTACGTTTGTGCGTAAATCCCCACGCTTGTTAGCAAACTCTGTGGAAATCTCACCGAACCGTTTAGGCATTAACACCTCTGCCGGAACGCTCTGGCCTAATGTCCCCCTATACAGTCCACTAAAGTTTGTGTTGTAAGTTGGGTTATTAGACTTACTTAATACCATACCGCCTGGAGTACCTTCAATTACTGCGTTTCCAACATAACCCTTAGGCACACCTGCTAGTGCTGGGTCTATGACAGCGCTTCTTAAATCTTCGGCATTAAATCCGAATGTAGCTTGGTTGCCTTTTAAGTACATCCTGTTAGTAAACGCTTTTCTTAATTCACCAGCGGTAGTATCTAATCCTTCACCAGTTAAAAGCTGCAATCTACCAGTTTCAGTTTCTACACCCTTAAAATTCTTAAACGGGTATGTTGTTACCGAACCGCCATCTTTACTCTTTTTAACTATTGGATAATTTTGTATGCTTTGGTTTAATTCTTTTAAAGAAGCCTTGTTAGCACCTGCTTTATCAATAATTCCTAATAAAACATTAGTTGGCTGAACTGAGAAGTTTTCTGCAAAATCACCCATCGTAATGGGCAAATGTATGATCTTTCCAGTACCACCAGCCTCCAAGTTTTCTTTTATAGCTACGGCTTCACGATCCCTAATGCGTTTTGCAATATCTTCACCAGACGCTCCGGCTACCGGAATAGGCTCGGCTTGGTGTGCAATATCTCTAGCGTAATCAAAACCACCGTGTGTTGTTGTCTTTATTGGCAAGTCAATATCTGAAACAGACTTAATCAACATATTGCGACTAGAGCTATCCCACGGCATTACCATAGCACTAGCACCTAGATAATCTTCGTAATTAACAGGTGTCTTGTCTAACAGGCCGCCAGTGTATTGTGTCTCGTATCGTGTACCAACAACAGGGTTGGGATTTTTAGGCGTTGATTCCAAGTAATTGTTTACTCGTTTAGCGCCTTTTGTACCAAGTAAAGCACCTGCACCTAACAAACCACCTTTAATGGCGCCAGCAGGATTTAAAGCACCCGACAGTAGCTCTGTGGTCTCGCTTAGCAAACCTTCCTGCTTGGGCGGTAGATAGCCCCTAGCGGTCATCCAGTCTGTGCTACCAAACGCTTGCTCAGGCTTAATTAAACCCGACAGCGTAAACGGTAGCGCAGCTAAGTCTACAAATCCGGTAGCTAACTGTGGGACACCACGAGCGACCGAAATACCCAGACTTTTCAGGTATTCAATGGTGTCCTGATCCATGTTTAATCCTTTTCGTCTTCCCGCTCGTATTCTAACTTAGCCATTGCAAGCGTTTGCTTTTGTTTCTTAGTAAGAACCTTAGTAATAGGACCGCCAACTAAGTACGCTGAACAAACCCTAGAACCCGCACACTTGAACTCGAATAACTCGCAATATCCCAAGTCCGCAGCGTCTACGATTGCCTCGTATTCCTCGCCGCCTTCACCCGAGCCTAGACCGTTAACAATACAGTCCAACATTTTAGGAGTTACGATAAACGCAGCGCAATTACCGCAGCGCATTGTCTTAGCCTCGTCCTCTGTCGTGTTCCATTCTTTAGCACGTTCAGCCCAAAACTCGGTCTCTTCGTAATCAGGGTTAGCAGGGCCATAGCCCACGTTCTTAAATGCCCAATTACGGTTCTTAAGGTTTAGCTTTACGTCTTTGGTTGAGAGTGGACATTCCATTAGTACATCCCCGTCTCTTCTTTCTTTAGTTGTTTCTTGTAGCCATTGCCGGACTTCTTGTCCGCTGCCATGTACTCCTTAGCTACCTTGCTAGGGATACCGACTTTCTTGGCAAACTTAGGGGATTTTGCTGCGGCTTGCATAAACTGCGCCTGGGCTTTTGAGACTGACGACATTATTCCTTCTCCTCGATCGCTTCAGCCATATAGAGGCTGTCGTATATCTTGCGGGTTGATCCCCAAAACTGTTTGGCAAAGATGTGTCCCTCTCCCTTGTATTCCTGTCCCGTAAAGTGTCTAGGTATAAAGTAGTGGGATGGGTATATGGTTAGTCCGTATTGAAAACGCTGCCAAATGTCCGTAAGCCTTTGCGGTCCGACTGTTTGCCATGCAGGTCTGTCTGTGACAGTTTGCTCGGCGTGGATGTCTTCGATAATTTGTCCAATGAAAGGACTGCTCTTTTGCGCTGCAAGGTAGCCAGCCGCCAATAGTCCAGGGCGTGCATGCTCATTCTCCCAACAAGTGAACTCGTTAGCTTGCAACATCCAATCCGGTATGGGTTTGACGCAGATACTATCCGCATCCACCGCAAACCCGCCATGCTCGTACAGTATCTCGTACCGCATGAGGTCAGCTACACCGTTTAGCTCTACCTTCCACATATCCTGAAGATGTTTGGCATTGCGCCACGAGGTTTTTACTAAATCCTCGTTGCCCCAAACTTTAATATCCCAATCAGGATTATGAGTACGCCAAGTGTTAATGCAATTATCAGGTCGTTTAGATTCATCGCCAACCCACACTATATGGAGCTTTTTAGGAATCACCAGACACCTTGTCTTTTCATTTCCCGTATTTCCTCCGACTTAGCTCTTGCGTTAACTGTAGCAAGTGAGCCAGATGGACGGCTGTAGAAATATCGGGGAGTCATATCAAACTTGACGGATGCACCAGCCTTGCGTAAATCTAACCAAAGCGCCCAATCCTCCCATCCGACATTACGGTATGGATGTTTGAGCAACAATTCTCGTTTTACAGCGGAAGACACAATAAGCGGGTTTTGAGCGTTTATTTCTAAAGCCACATCCCATGTATAGGGATCGGGATTCATGCGCCCACCGCCCTCTATATCAAGCGTAAAGCCTATTATGTCGTGGACACCATCCACACCATCGAAATAGTGTGTGTAAGGTACATCGTCTATATCC